GGTAGTAAGATGAAGAAGGGGACACGCGTTTACGTCGAATTTCAGGATATAACTGCCGATCTGCACACTGACAAAGACTTGGATGTGGTTGTTGCCCAAGTAATGGGGTGGGTTCTATCTGACACAAAGAAGGCTCTGAAGCTTGCTACGTGTCGATACAAGGATGGGTGCGACTATAAAGACCGCATGAGCATCCCGCAGGGTTGTGTGGTGAGAAAGGAGGAGATATGAAATATAGCAAAGACCCTAAGTGTAAAAAATGCGGATGTAACATAGCCTCAACGGAATTTGTTCCATCAAAGAAGATTTATGATTCATATAATAGCAAGACCGATGAGTACATCAAAAGAATTTGCGGTTGTTGTGGATATATATGGAGGGAAGAACCACTTGACCGCGACTAAGGAGGAGATATGAACAAAGAGAAAAGTTGTGAATACTGCCAATGTTCGGATGAGCCGGATAATCAGGTTATAGAGGTTGATGGTGTGGATATATGCGAAGTTTGCATCCGCATTGCTGCTGATATGGTGAAAGAGATGGCGAAGCGGGGGGAGATGTGAGGATAGCTACAGAAAGCTCCCATCACCATTCCACGAAAGAGAGTGATGAGAAGTTTGATAGTGGGTATGAGGAGATTTTTGGTAAGAGTGATTTGGACAAAAGAGTAGAGGCGGAAGAGCGTGAACAAGATTAAACTCCCCATTGTAGACCCTCGATGGTATCAGATGGATGCGTGGAGGGCGTTTGATACCGGAGCGCAGTATTCTGTGCTATCTTGGCCTCGTCGTGCCGGAAAAGATGTTACGAGTTTCTGTATGCTTGTAAATCGTGCCATCCAAGTTCCGGGCAACTACTACTACCTGTTCCCTACGAGAGCATGGGCGCAACGTGCCTTGTGGGACAATATTCTGGCATGGGCTGGGGGCAAGCGCATGGTGGACTTTCTCTGCCCTCCTGAGATTGTGACACGAAAAAACAATAGTGACTTCTTTATTGATCTTGTCAACGGAAGTCGCATTAAGATTGATGGAACGGACAATTTGAACTTTGTGGGGCAAGGTGGGTCTGGATACGTCTTGTCGGAGTTTTCGCTTCACAAGGAAGAAGTAACGGGGTTTTTAGCCCCTATTTTAACCGAGGGTGATGCGTGGGTGGTATTTAATGGGACGCTTCGTGGTAAAGGCAACCATCTCTGGAAACTTCTTGATAAGAACATGCAACGTGATGATTGGTACACGCAATGGCTGACGCTGGAAGATACGAAGACAAACTATTGGATTAGCCCCGATGGAGGGCTTAATGTCAATCCCGAGCTTGTTGGTAAGCTGGATCAGGAAGGGAATCCATACAAGAACATTCAGGATGACATTGATGCAGGTCTGATTAGTCACACAATGGCGTTACAGGAGTACCTGAATCAAGCTACGGCACAGGTTGAGAAGAGTTACTACGGGCATGAATTAGAGATTTTGCATGGCGAGAAGCGTTACGGGGACTTGGATATGTCTAATGACCCTGTGTATACTTTTTGGGACTTAGGAACGAGTGATGAGACTTGTATAGTCTTTGCCCAATTAAGTGGTAATAAATTTAAGGTCATAGACTACCATGAAAGTTCTGGTAAGAAGATCGAAGACTATGCAATGGTTTTATCATCAAGGAATTACAACTATGGCGGACATTACGCTCCGCACGATGTTAGTAAGCGGATGCTGTTTGGCGACCTTGTAACTAAGGCAAAAGATGTTGGAATTGAGTTTCGTCGCGTTCCCAAGACCAATAGTGTTCTTGAAGATATTGAAATATGCAGAAGGAAGATGAAAGACTTATTTATTTCCACTCGTTGCGAGGACTTTTTGGTTCATCTTGAGAATTACAGAGAGGGGCCGAGCGGCAAACCTGTTCACGACGAACACTCTCACGGTGCAGATGCGGCTAGAACGATGTTTATGGCACACCATCATGGCCTTATACAGCACTATTTAACGGGTGGTAAGAAGATTAATCTACCCAACAGCGTAGATGACAGAGCGGAGGAGTACTGTGATTGGGATAACGAACCCGGCGATACAGGCACACAACCATTTTGGGGATAGGTTTGATGAGATCGTTGCGTGGTATATGCTTAATGGCTATGTATATGCCGGAGAAGACTTGTTTGTTTTAGCGCAGAAGCACAATAAAAGCGCACTGATTGAAAGAAAAGAAATAAAAGAGCTTGACATTCTCGACTGTTGGTATATTCAATATGTGTCAGGAGAGATGGTAAGACTTTTTGATATTGTTCCAGAGGAAAAAGAGTGGGTTGTTTTTGAGAGATGGGGCAAGGGTACACGTAAAGCAGTAAAGTTTAACAAAATTAAGCAGAGGATATGTTATGGGCGCACCAGATAAGCCAAAAGCACCGAAACCGCCAGCACCACCCGTACAAGAAATAGAAGGAGCACCCGCAGCCGAAGCGGAAAAGAAGTTCCTTAAAGGCCGTCAAGGCGCACTATCTGCATGGCTGACCAAGGGACAGACTCTTGGCGGTGGAAAACAACTTGGATAACAGCATGGACGTAACCCAACTTATAAAGCTTTACGAACAAGAGCGTCAGTCCTCCGAGAGAGGAAACTTCAACACGCTCTATCAGTCTGCGGCAGAGTGGTGCAACCCTCCCGCTAATAACATTAATCAGATCAATTCCTCTGGAGAGCGCAAGCAAACCACCCGTCTGATTGACATTGGCATTAAAAGCCGTCGTATGTTCACGGCAGGGATGATGGCACACCTGTTCCCGCAGGGGCAGAATTGGGTTCGGGTGGTCACGGAAGATAAAGACTTGATGGCCAAGGATAACGTAACCCGCGCATTGACAAGTGTTACTAAGAAATTCTCATCTGCAATTGAAAATAGCAACTTCCATGAAGAGATGGGGCAGTGTATTGACCATCTTGGCTATATTGGCACAACTGCACTCTATTGTGAATCCACGAAGAAAGATGTGCTGAATTGGCGTTCTCATTACATTAACCAGTTTTTCTTCTGCGAGAACTACCAAGGAATCGTCGATACGGTAATTCGTGAGTTCAAACTTACGGCGAGGCAGGCTATGCAGCAGTTTGGTGACGATGCACCGGAACAATGTAAAGAGCATGGACAGGATGTAGGAACCTCTAACAAAGAGTATAATTTCATTCACGTTGTAATGCCCCGTAGCAATTACAAGCACGGCAGTAAGAAGAAGGATGAGAAGCCAATTGCATCATATTACGTCTGTTGCACGACAAAAGAGATTGTGCTAGAGAGCGGATATGACGAAATGCCATACTCTATCGGTCGTTTCTATAAGACCAATTATGAGAAGTATGGTCGCTCCCCCGCACTAGAGGTATATGCGACGCTTCCGATGATTAACGATATGGAGAAGACCCGCCTTCGCGGAGCACAACGTGTCAGCAACCCGCCGTGGTTGTCGCCAAATGATGGCTCTGTGCGCCGGATAAGCAACGATCAAGGCTCGATCATCTATTGGAACGCTGGCAACCCGCTTTCTAAGCCAGAGCAGTTGCAACCATCAGATAACGTGCTTATCAACGATGAGATGATTATAAAGAAGGAACAGGAGATCATGGATGCGTTCTATGTCCCTCTGTTCAATCCGTTGCACGAAAAGAAGAATATGACATTTGGGGAGACACAGGAGCGCATCAGTCTTTCAATGCAATTCCTTACCCCCGCCGTTGGTCGTGTGAATAAATATTTTGTACGTCCGGGTCTTGAACGGGCATTCGCCCTGATGTTGAGAGCGGGTAAATTCCCTGAACTTGAGATACCAGAACTATCAGAAGCAACCATTTCGTTTGACTTGGTTGGCAAGGCCTCATTAGCTGCTAGGCAAATCGAGCTTTTCGGTACTATGACAGCAATCGAGCAGACGGGGCTTGTCGGTCAGGTCAAACCTGAAATATGGGATAATTGGGATGCGGATGAGACAGCACGGTTCATCCAAGAAGTAAATATGGTTCCGATTGCCTTACAAGCATCCGAAGATGACAGGGATGGGGCTAGACAGAAGCGATTGGAAACGCAACAGAAGCAAGAAGCAATGGCTGCGGCACAGGTCGCAAGTGATGCATACGTGAAGACCACCAAAGCGCCCGAGGCTGGAAGTGGGGCAGAGGCAATAGTGGAACAAGCATAGGAGAGGTATGGATATAGTAGATTTGGTCACTTATGACTTTGAGTGGGAGAAGGACACCTACTTACCAGAAGCAACAAGACAGGCATTTGCAAGCTTGTTTGATCCACAAAGCGAAGAGGCACGGTTGGTTATGCGCCACCTTGTCACCATTTGTAAATGGCAGGATCAGACAGAATATAATGACCCCATCATTGAGAGCAAGATGAACTCTTTGCGCGGTATTATCCGCGAAATCAAGAAGCAATTAAACATAAACCCCATAGAGGAGATAGTAAACGATGAGTGAAGAAGCTGTGACAACCGAAGAAGCAACTGAAGAAGTTGTAGAAACGACCACAGAAGCTACCGTTGAAACCACTGAGAAGGTGGAAGCAACAGAAACGGCTTTTGTGGACTCCATGCTTGAGTCAATGACCGATGAAGATGTCAAGGGTCATAAGATGTGGGAGAACCTGAAAGGGAAAGATGCCGATGAACTTGGTCGGTATGTTAAAGAACTTAAATCCTTTGCGGGAAAGAAAGGTGACATCCCTAAAGAAGGTGCTTCCGATGATGAATGGAATGCGTTCTATGAGAAGCTAGGTCGCCCCGAATCCGCCGAAGCCTATGACTTTGACATGAATGATGAGTTCAAGGCACTCGTTGGTGAGGAAGCTCTCCCGTTTTATAATCAGGCAATTGAGCAATTCAAGGAGAATGCGTTCAAGGCTGGAATGTCATCCGACAAAGCAGAAGAACTTGTTGATGGCTACTTCAAACTCGTTGCAGACCAGACCACCGAGGCAAATAAACTTGTCACCGATGCTACGGAGGCTAACGAGACTGCCTTGCGCAATGAGTGGGGTGCTGAGTATGACGGCATGTATGAGGGCGTGAAGGCTATGCTTAAAAGCAACGGTATGTCCGACGAGGAAGTTGCTCGCATGGATGAGTTCGGTGTTCTCAAAGAACCTGCACTTGCGGTGGCTCTGGGCAAGATTTCTGCTCAATTCGCGGATGACCCGGAGATTGGGCATCACCAGACCCGGACACTAAGCGGTTTGCAGGATCAACTTACTGATATTAACAATCAAGTGAGTGGGTATATCAAGCGCGGGGAGAAAGTTCCATCAAGTATTTCTACCAAACGCATAGATATTATGAACAAGCTTGGAGAAAATTTGTAATTATGCTTGACACTTCTAATTAGTGTCTTGTAAAAAGTATTCAGAACGGGAGACAACTCGAAAGAGCCTCTCGCTTCTGAACGCCAACTCAGGCGTAAAATGATAGGCGCGACCTCCTTGTGGAGACAACCATAGCCGAAGTTAAATTCGTAATGGTCAACTTAACAAGGAGATAATAATGGCCTCAACAACTATAGGAACAGCCTTTGTCAAGCAATACGGCTCTACTTTGGACTTGCTCCTGCAAACGCAGGGTGGAAAGTTTGAAGGAAAATGCTTGGAAGAAACAATCGTCGGTGAAGAGAAGTATTACGAGCAACTCGGCTCGGTGTATGCAAACGAAGTGATTGACCGCTATGGGGATTCCCCTCGCAATGACATCACCCATGCTCGCCGTCGTGTAACTGCAACCCCATATGATGTGGGTATCGAGTTTGATAACTTCGATGCTGTACAGACCCTCATTAATCCTGAAGGTCAGTACGTACAACAGATGGCTACTGCGCTTCGCCGGAAGAAAGATATTGAGTTCATCTCTGGTGCCCTCGGTACTGCTTACAGCGGAAAGGGCGGCGGAACGTCTAATGTTCTTGCTGATGTAAACTGTGTTGATACTGGGCATGAAGCTGGTGCAACCCTGACCGTCGAGCGTCTGCTCAAGACCAAATCGTTGCTGGAATCCAACAACGTCGATCTTGATGATCCGATGAACAAGCCGTATATGGTTGTCACTCCCGAAATTCTGAACGCTTTCATGTTCAAGACCGAGGTTAAGAGTGCTGATTATAATACCGTAAAAGCACTGGCTGCTGGCGATATCAACACCTACATGGGTTTTGAGTTCATCCGCACCAACCTGCTCCCTTACACCACTGATGACGAGAACGAAACTGTTGACCTTACTTGGTCTGCGGCTGATGTTCCTGTAACTGGTGCTGGTAATGTTCGCGCCTGTTTTGCTTATGTGAAATCTGGTGTACGCATGGTAACAAACCCTGCACTTACCACTCGTGTAACCGAACTTCCTGAACATCGCTTCAACTGGTATGGCTATGCCAAACTTCGTTGTGGTGCGGTTCGCATGGAAGAAGACAAAGTCGTTATCGTCGGTTGTGACGAAGATGCCGCCCTTTCTGACTAACCTTAATAGGAGATAAAAAATGGCTACATTAACATACAGTGATGAAATCACCGCCAAGGCCGCAAGTCCGGGCGAAAAATTCATGAACCTCAGTCATCTGAAGACTGCAACCTTCAACTATACCACTCTCGGCACGGAAGTCGCTGATAGTATTATTGAGTTGGTTGAACTTCCTGCTGGATCAACCGTTCTTGGTTTCTCTATGCAATGGGAAGACTGCGGCACATCAACGGGTGACGTTGGTGTTACATCTGGTGGACAGGAACTGGCGGCTGCGCTTGCTCTTGGTACTGCCGATGATAACTATGTCAACTTTGTCGCACCAGTTGCGGCGGCGTTGAATAAGGTTTATCTGGAAATCCTGACCGCGACAGCAGATGCGGATAAGGATATTTCGGGCGTAGTATTCTACATCTAGTTTCACGTGGGGCATTCAGAGGTCGCCTTCTCCCTCTGATGTAAGCCCCCTTTTTTTTGAGGTAAACTATGGCTCTTACAAAGATTGATGTATGCAATCATGCCCTACTCAAGGTAGGCGCAGATACAATTGCCTCTCTCGACACCTCCTCTGCCACAGATGAAGGTGTTATACGTTCTGCAAGACTTTGTAGCATTTTATACGACCAAGCATTAGAAGAAACAATGCGCCTGTATCCGTGGAACTGTTGCACAAAAAGGGCAATTCCCGTACGACTAGCGGAAGTCCCGGCATTCGGATACGACTATTGCTATCAGATTCCCAATGATTGTATGCGCGTCATTAATGTTTTTGATAACGTGAACGAATATGACGACCAAATTCAGTGGGTTTTGGAAGGCCGGAAGCTTCTGTG